CGCGAATTGCTCCGAAAGGACACCAAGTGAAGACCAACAAGTCGGGTCTCGAAGACCTCTTCGACACCTTCGCAACGCAGCTCAAGACGATCCTCACCGATGGCCGCACGGTCGTCGACAAGGAGACCGGCGAGGCTGTCCAGATCACGCCCGACGCGGCGTCCCTGAACGTCATCCTGAACTTCCTCAAGCACACCGGCACGACGGTCGCCCCAGGCACCAACCCGGTGGTCAACGACATCGTCGCCAATCTGCCGTTTGACGGCTCCGAACATCAAGAACGGTACAACCAGTGAACATCACCGCTCAGAACACCTTCACCACGCCGATCCTCATCCAGGCAGCCAACAAGTTCGACATCACGGTCAGCGGCACGTTCGTCGCCACCGTGGTCCTCCAGCGCTCCAAGGATCAGGTTACCTGGCTCGACGTCGAGACCTTCACGGCCCCGGTCGAGAAGACTGGTGACGCCGGCTCCGCTTGGTACTTCCGCATCGGCGTGAAGACCGGTGGCTTCACCTCTGGCACGGCTGTCGTCGACCTCTTCGACTAATGGCAACTGTCACCCGCTCGGTCCTGCGGGGCGTCCTTCGGGACGTCCTGTCGGGGGCCACAGCAATAAGTTCTCCCACGCTGCTCACCTATGCCTCTCGCATCGCCCAGCTCGGGGACAGCATTACGCAGTACGGCGCGGCTCTCTCGACCTCTCTGCTCAGCTTCAGCAACGCTGGCGAGCTAGAGACGGCAGCCTCCCTCAAGGGCAACTTCAACATCGACATCTGGGGCTCCGACAGCGCCACTAACCCCGGCTGGTTCGGTGGTGACATGGGCATTGCTGGCCAGACCCTGACGGGTATCGGGCTCCGCTTGCCTGACGCCATCGGCCTCATGCCTGACGCGCTCATCATCGCGGGCGGGACCAACGACAACGTCGGCAGCGGCACCGTGGCAGCAACAGCCGCAGCCTACACCGGCATGGCGACGACGGCTCACAACGCTGGCGTGAAGCACGTCTTCATCCGCTCGATCTGGCCGAAGGGTCCGACCCAGAGCGTTGGCTCTACGCCGTCCGATCAGCGAGCCTACAACGCGCTCCTGAAGGCGTTCTGTGACGCGAACCCGACGTGGTGCCACTACGTCAACATCTTCGACGCGGTGACCAACGCTGACGGCACCCCGAAGACCGGGATGTTGAACGCCGACGATCTGCACCCGTCTGCCCTTGGCGGCTACACGGCTGGCACTGCCATGCTCGCGGCTATCGAGGCAGTCATGGACAACACCAAGAACTCGTCCTGGCTGGTCGACAACTTCTGGGCCACCGGCAACATCATCACCTCCGGGTCTCTCCCCGGCACCGTGGCGGCGTCTGGCACCGGCATCAGCGGCAACCTTCCGACCGGCTGGACCGCAGCCCTCTCGGCCACCCCGACGTCGACCGTAGCGTTCTCGCTGGTCGCCAACCCTGACACGGGTGGGCAGTCGCTGGTCATGGACATCGTCCCTGGCTCGGGCACCGGCTCTGACGTGCTGACCATCTCGCTCCCCTCGGTCACCCCTACGGCCAGCCAATGGTACAAGCCATGGATGGAGTTCGAGGTTGGCGCGGGTAGCCGCAACCCTCAGCTTGAGATCATCAACGGCGTCGTCAATCCCGACAACCCGGTGACCTCCGTCCGCACCCTGTTTGGTGATCTGGCCTCGGTCACCACCGGCAAGGTCAAGGCTGCCGCCCCGCCGATCCAAAGCAGGGCCACCGCGACCGTCCCGAAGATCATCCTCACCATCGACCGTGGCCGCGCCGCGTACCAGACCAAGGTGCATCGCGTCTACATGGGTCCGATGACCGATCCGCACATCACATGGGGCCAGACCACGCTCCCGGTGAACAGCGTCCTGCCGTCCGTCTCGGGCACCCCAGGCGTTGGCAACGTGCTTACCGTCAACCCCGGCACTTGGTCGGGCCTCACCAGCACCAACACCTCGTCGCAGTCGTTCCAGTACAACCTCTATCGCGACGGCGTCTTCGTCTCCTCGACCTACTCAAGCGGCAACCTGTCGTACACCCAGGTCGCGGCAGATGGCGGCGCCACGCTCTGGTGGACTGTGGGCGCGGCGAACATGGCCAAGGGTCGCTCGGCAACCTCCCTGTCCCCCTCGGTCAACGTACCGAACCCGGCTTGGAAGTCCGAGTATGACTTCATCGCTGACACCCACAAGACCAGCGGTACGACTGACGGAAGCTCCACGGCCACTCTGACGACCGTTCGCGCAACCGCAGGCTACGGTTACCGGATGACCACGCTCTACCCGGCCAACACGCCGAAGCGCGGCTCCCTGGGTCTCGTGGTCGAGCCCATCGTCGACTACAAGCTCTTCCCGACGCTGCCAGACAATGCAGGCAACTGGGTCTACTCGGCTGCGGTCTGCACCCCAGGCGGTGGCGCTGTAGGCCCTGAGGGCACCATCGTGTCCAGCCGGATCGTCATGTCCTCGGCTGCTGGCTATGCCCGCCGCACGGTCACCGGATCGGCCAACTACAGGTCCGCTAAGGCCATCGTGAAGGGCACCGCTGGGCAACAGGTCACGTTGTCCTACACGCCCGGTCAGGCCTCGACCCCGAACACGTCCTTCCTGCACACCTTCACGGGTGGCTGGGACGTGATCGACGTGCCGAACATCCTCGCCGGCAACTCCAGCATGGTGTTCCAGCTCACCAACGTGGCAGGCCAGTCCTCGCTCACGTTCGACGTGGTCCACTGTGGCGTCAGCATCGTCGGCACCGGCTCGGCTACCGCTGCGATCAATACGCCATTCCCGCTCACCACAGCGGCGGCATCCTCTGCGGCTGACGCGATCAGCCTCACGATCCCGGCGTCCAGCACCGATGGTGTCTTCACGTTCGACGACGGCTCCAAGCAGCGCGTTGCGGTATCGGCGGGAACCTACAACATCCCGACGACCCTCAGCCGTCGCCTGATCACCTCGTTCAAGATCATCTAAGGCACCCCACAGGGAAGCCCGTCAGCGCGCGTTAGGTCAAACCCTAGCCACTCATGCCCCAAGCTCGTGGCGCGCGCTGGCGGTCTCCTGTGCCCCCATTCCAAAGGATTAAATGACCAAGCAGACGCTATCTGCCTCGACCTCGTTGTCGTCGCAGTCAGACCCTCTCCGCGACTTCCGCAATTTCCTGTACGTGGTCTGGAAACATCTCGCCCTACCGGACCCGACGAAGGTCCAGTACGACATCGCATCCTTCCTACAGCACGGCCCGAAGCGCCTCATCATCGAAGCCTTCCGTGGCGTCGGCAAATCCTGGGTCACCTCGGCCTTCGTGTGCTGGCTGCTCTACTGCAATCCGCAGACCAAGGTCCTCGTCATCTCGGCCTCCAAGCAGCGCTCGGACGACTTCTCGACCTTCACCATGCGCCTCATCTTTGAGATGGAATTGCTGGCCCACCTGAGGCCCACAGCAGACCAGCGCCAGTCCAAGGTAGCCTTTGACGTCGGCCCTGCCCGTGCGTCCCACAGCCCGTCTGTGAAGTCCCTGGGCATCACCTCGCAGATCGCCGGCTCCCGCGCCGACGTGATCATCGCGGACGACATCGAAGTCCCGAACAATTCAGACACCCACCTCAAGCGCGAGAAGCTCTCCGAACAGATCAAGGAGTTCGACGCCGTGCTGTCGCCGGGTGGTCGCATCATCTACCTCGGCACCCCGCAGACCGAGCAGTCGATCTACAACCTCCTGCCTGACCGTGGCTACGTCTGCCGCATCTGGCCGGCTCGCTATCCCGACGAGGAACGCCGCGCCAAGTATGGCTCCAAGCTGGCCCCAATGATCGCCCATCTGCTGGATCAGACGCCTGACCTCGTGGGCGGCTCTACCGATCCTGCGCGGTTCACCGAGATCGACTTGAACGAGCGTGAGATGTCCTATGGGCGCTCAGGCTTCGCCCTTCAGTTCTACCTCGACACCAGCCTCTCGGACGAAGACAGGTTTCCCCTGAAGCTGTCCGATCTGATCATCATGGGGTTGAACCCTCGCAAGGCCCCGAGAGAGGTCGTGTGGGGCTCCGGTCCCGAACAGGTGATCGAGAAGCTGCCCATGGTTGGCCTCCCAGGCGACCGGCTGCATCGCCCGATCTTCACCGATAAGGACTTCATCGACTACGACGGCACCGCCATGTTCGTCGATCCCTCGGGACGCGGCAAGGACGAGACCGCCTGGGCTGTGGTCAAGATGCTCAACGGCATCCTCTACCTGACCGCTGTCGGTGGTGCCCGAGGCCACGGCTATGACGACAAGGTCTTGGACAAAATCCTCGACTGCGCCAAGGAACAGGGCGTCAACGTCATCAAGGTCGAGCCCAACTACGGCGACGGCATGTTCGCCCAGCTCCTCCGTGCCCGAGCCCAGCTCCGCTACCCGGTCCTGATCGAGGACGCTGAGTGGTCGAAGGCCCAGAAGGAAGCCCGCATCATCGACACCCTGGAGCCGATCATGAACCAGCACAGGCTGGTGGTCGATCCCAAGGTCATCGAGTGGGACTACGACAGCACCGCTGACCTCCCCACCGACGAGGTGAACAAGTACCGCCTGTTCTACCAGATGACCCGGATCACCAAGAACCGGGGTGCCCTGGCTCATGACGACAGGCTCGATGCTGTTGCCGGCTGTGTCGCCTACTGGCTGGAATGGATGGCCAGGAACACGACCGTGGCTGTGGAGGTGAGGAAGCAGGAGCTGCTCGACGCCGAACTGGCTAAGTTCATGGAGACGGCCCTCGGTGGCTCCCTACGGTCGCCCCCTCGGTTCGCCCTCTAGACCCCCTCAGACCCACAAAGGCTTCCACTAGCACTACCCCCGATGGTTCCCCTTAAGGTGACACCTGATGTGATCCCCTAGGCAGCCCCCTAGGGTGACACCTGAGAGCATCCCTCAGCAGCCCCAGCAGTTCTCCCTGTGGTGCAGCCGAGGGGTGCCTTGGGGGGACCAGGGTAGTCAGGAGACACATAGACCACCTTCCTTCAGGGGAACCCATTGGACTGCCTTAGGGTGTACCTGGGGTGATCCTGAGGGAGGGTCGGAATATTTGGTACAAAAATGCGAGCGGGTGATCGGATAAGGGGCACGCGCGCCGACCCCCCGTACCCCCTCATCATACCGCGCCCGCGTGGGACGCACGATGCGCGACTAAGACCGCGCGCGAATGGGCCTCTTGTCACGCCATTTGTCACAGCCCTAGCGCAAACCCTTATGGCACAAGGCTTAGGACTAGATACGTTATCCGATCCATGCCGCCTAGGGTGCGCCAATGGGGCTCGCAAGGGTGCCTAGGGTGCGCTGCAGGGTGGCGGCAAGGGTGCGCTATGTCTTGGCGCTTGTCCGCCAATCGGTGGTTTTGCCAATCTGTCACAAAATGACCCGGCGACACCCTTCAGGCCTAACCCTAGGTGACCCGTTGCGTGGTCTCTAGCTCCGCGCGTATAGGTGCCCGCATGGTTTCCAGCTAGGGGAAAGCGATGGATTGGGTTGATGTGGTCTCGGGTGGCGTTGGCGGTGCGCTGGCGCTGGCAGGGTGGCAACGCTGGCACGTTGGCGACAAGGTCGGCGCGTGGTGCCTGGCCTTCATGGTCCTAGGCGTGGTCTTGGTGATCGCCAAAGGGCCGCAATAGGCTCCCAAAAGGGACCTAACAGGCAATCCAAGCGATTTCTTTGAATTTTCTTTCGTAATGAAATCATGGGGTTAGCATGAAAATGCACCCTATCTGTCGTTTTTTTCAATATCTCCGCTTGCGTATCTAATCCGGATATGAGACATATTGGTCACCGAACGAGACGCCACGGCGAAACGGACGGGGCCGGGGACAAACCCTCGGCGCACGGCAAGGCCTCCGGGCCTTCGACCTTACAGCGGAAACAAAGGCCGACCCATCGAAACGGAAGGCGCGCTTAACCGGGATGGTTGCGAGACAAGAGCCTAGAGCGAAAGCTGAAGAACTAGGTGGACCGCAACTAACGCAGTGGCAAGCCGAAAGGTGAACCGGGCAGCGCGATAAGTTTGATCTTATCAATACTCTAAGGGAACTAGTCCGTTAGGGTATCGACAAGCTCACACTAGGGATAACGACCATGTTCAAGTCCAAAACCATTCGCTCTGGCGGCAACGCTAAGACGGTCAAGGGTGACAAGCTGGGCAACTACGAAACGGCCATCATGTACCTTGCGCCGGCTGCCCAATCGCTACTCGGCAACGTCTGCCCGATGGCAATCACTGCAGGGTGCGAGATGGGTTGCCTCTCAAAGGCTGGCCGCGCCGGCATGTTCTCTTCAATTGTCGAGGCTCGCATAGCCAAGACGCAACGGTATTTCAGGGACCGCGCCGTGTTCATGGCCGATCTGGTCAAAGACGTCGCCGCCTTCGTTCGCTACTGCCAGCGCAAGGGTGTCAAGCCTGCCGTGCGGTTGAACGGCACAAGCGACATTCAATGGGAAGTGGCGCACCCTTGCTACCGCGACGGCGAGCGCTTCGGGTCAATCTTTGAGGCCTTCCCTGAGGTGCGCTTCTACGATTACACCAAGATTTACAAGCGGGCCTATCGGTCGCTGCCGGCCAACTACTCGCTGACCCTGTCCTATAGCGCGGCCAGCCCGTTCTATGCCGAAGCGGTTCTTGATACTGCCGCCAAGACCGGGATCAACGTCGCCGTGGTCTATCGCAGCAAGGCGCTGCGCGATGACAAGGTCGCCAACCCGTCAATGTCCTTCATGGGCCGCGACGTGATCGACGGCGACGAAACCGACATGCGCTTCACTGACCCGATGGGTGTGATCGTCGGGCTCTTCGCTAAGGGACCGGCCAAGAAAGACACTTCGGGCTTCGTCATCGGCTAACACCTCCCGCAAGGGAATAGTTCCCTGAGCGGCATCGGTTGGCGTCCTCCAGCGCTGGCCGGTGTCCGCTTGGGCAATAGGAGCAAATCACCATGACCACCACGTTTGTTTCGCATAAGGGCACCGCTCACCCTGAGAACAAGGCGGACTATTGGGCAGCCCGAGATCGGCTTGAGAAGGCCGGTTGGGTCAAGCTCGGCAACGGCGCTTACGGCGCTGTCTACCGGCACCCGGATTGCGCTGACACGGTCCTGAAGATCGGTTCGTTTGCCTACGGCGACGAGCGGCGCGACGGCTGGCTGAACTATGTCAGGGCCAACGCCAAGACGCGCTCGCCACATGCCCCAAAGGTTCACGCTGTCGAGGTCTATGACGGCTACTTCTACGCCGAGATGGAGCCGCTGATCCCTATGGACGAGGCGCGCTATCAGGCCGAGGGGCTGAAGCCCTACCGCGACAGCAACGACAAGAGCGACATGAGGCCATCAATGAAGGCCTTCCAGCGCCGCAACGAGCGCATCCACGGCAGGCTCGACGATATGGGCATTCCGCTCTCCATCGACTGCCACCGCAACAACTACATGGTCAGGCCTTCGACGGGTGAAACCGTCCTGACTGACCCATGGGCAAACTGAGGAACCTCGCAAATGACCCTCTACATCTCGCAAGCTTCGGCCATCCGTTACGCCAACGTGGCGCTCGCCAATCGCGACATCAAGGCCTTCCGCGTCCAGCCGGTCACGCGCCGCAATCCAGACACGCGCCATGTCGAGTGCGGCTATGCGGTCGAGATCGTCGACACCTTCGCGAACCATCGGGGGTGGATGTGATGCCTTGCACCGAAACCTTGGTCGCCACGGTCCTGTGGTCGGGCCTGATCACGTTCTGCGCCGTCTGGGCCATCCGCACCGCGAGGGCACCGAAATGAGCCGCAAGCCGCGCACCTATTACACCCTCGTTGCCCATGAGGGCGACCACATCGCGGACAACCCTTGGGGCATCGCCTTTGGGGATTACGACTTGGAGACCGTGAAGGCCGAGCGCGACGAGTACCGCGACAAGGGCTGGAAGGCCAAGGAACTCAAAATCATCACCACAACCGACCAGCAGGCCGACATTGACGCGGCTGTGCGGTCCCTGAACGACGAGGCAGGCAAATGACCACCATCGAAATCGGCGGCTCTTGGGGCCACGTCACCATCGACGCCATCACCGGCAAGGCCATCGAGTACGACCACGAGGGCACTCTGCCTGATCCCGACGACGCCACCGAGAAGGGCTACGAGGCGATCCACCGCTTCGATCTGGCCGAATGGCGCGCGACCTATCCCGGCAAAGAGCCAACCGCCATCGATATCCTCGACCTTGGCTACTGGTGGGGGCCTGACAACACCTACGAGCCGCCTGCGCAGGACTGGCGAGACGAGTTCGGACCGGAGAGCGGGATATGATCGTCTACAACGTCAAGCGCCGCTGGTTCACCATGAAGAACGACGCCGAGGCACACCGCAAGTCGCTCGGCCTGCCACCCTCGGCAACCTACACCCTGCGCATCGACGACCGCGACGACCTCGCGTTCCTCCTCAACGGCCTCTGCGGGATACCGCTCGACGACAAGCCGGTCACCGCGACCGAGATCATCCAATGCGAGGTGATCGCGGCCAACCCCATCGCCAACACACCACCAGACTGCGTCCCTGCCTTCCTCGTGAGGGAATGGGAACAGCGCATGAAAGGCGTCTACAAATGACCACCTACATCTGCCAGCGCCTCGACGAGTACACCGAACGGGGCAACAAGTGGGCGCTTAGGGTGTCCCATACCACCGGGGCCTCAACGCTCCTCGGCTTCCATCGCACCCGCAAGGCCTGCATCACCGTCGCCCGCGTCTTTGCTGGCCGGCAGGGCAAGGTCGAGGTCCGCAACCGCGCCAAGCGGATCGATGCCTGGAGGATCGAGGCATGACCCTTGGGGAGTTCATCCAGATGGTCGTCGCCGGCTGGTTCTTCATCTGCCTGTTCACCGCATGGTGGCTGGTGAAGGCCGAAGGCGCATAGCCGTACAAATTGTACGCACATTTCGTCCGATCAGTACGATTAGGAATTGAAACCTATCGGCTGATGTTCTATAAATGTTCCACAAATCAACCGGAGACATCATGACCACCAAGACCAAAACTGCTCTCGCCATCGGCACCCTTGTCAAGGTTTCTGAGACCTATGCCATCGACCGCCTCAAGGGGAAGACCGGGAAGGTCGTCGCCTACACCTTCGAGCATGGCAGCGACATTCCGCTGGTCGACTTCGGTGCCGGCTTCAGGGGCCACAGGGGCGAAGTCTGGGCGCTGCAGTCCGGCGCGCACCCATCCACCGACACTGCGTGGTTCCTGCCTGACAATCACCTGACGGCGGTAGCCAAGGAACCCACCGCGCCGATGGCCAAGGCTGTCCTCGATCTGCTGCGCCGCAAGGGTGCCATCACGTCGCTCGAAGCCCAGGGCGTCCTGCGCTGCCGCCAGTTGCCGGCCCGCGTCCTCGATCTGAAGCGCCTCGGCCACAAGATCGTCACCGAGCTGAAGGTCGACCCGACCGGCCAGAAGTACGCCCGCTACCATCTGCAGGCTGCCTAAAGTCTGAGCAACCTAAGGGGGTCCTTTCCAGTTTATGCTGTGGAGGACCCCACATTGGGAGGATGTGAAGTGCCGAACAACACCCCAAAGGAGAAAGCCAAACGTTGCATCCTGATCGAGATGATGCTGGCCATTCAGGAGGCTCTAACGAAACTCGGAGACGACCCGGAGGTCAGCGTCGTGCTTATGGCGGTGCGCCTCGGGCACTATTCAGGCCGGCCAATGGACATCACGTCGCTGGCCGGCGCAACGAGCCTGCCAAGGACAACCGTCCTGCGGCACCTCAGGCTGCTCGAAGAGGGCAAGAGGGTCACCATTCAAAGAGGGGGTCGGCGCACCATCGTCACCCTCGACGGCAGAGCCGATATCAAGGAAACGGCACCGTTCTATCGCTTGGTACATCGGGTTGTCATGGAGGCTGCCCGCGACCTGTCCAAATTGGACACAAAGCCCATAGACACGGACTCTTGAAGAGCTTACGAGCCGCGTCGAAGGGCTACCAAACAGTACCAAATCACTTCTCTCAGGGAACAAGTTGAAATGAACGTTAAGCAGGTTGATGAACTTCTCGGTGTCTTGAACCGTATTGCATTAGCTTTAGAGAATACAACGATTACTTCAGCGCCGGGGGTCAGCGCGGAAGTTCCTGTTAACCCCTACGAGAGCCCTGACGTGCCCGCCGGCTTCGACACCGTCCTCGGCTACTTCTCGAAGAACATGCCGGGGGCCTTCGAGCTGATGGACGACCCGATCATCGGCACTCTACGCGACGGACACTGGCTCACGCATCAGGCCAGCCGACGCGGCATCGGGATCGTCAAGGTCCCGGCACCCTCCTCGCTCATGGAAATGGGCATCAACGAACTGAACGCCTACCCGGTAGAACTGCTCGAAGAGCGCATCCGGTAACCGCCTGGGGAGGCGGAAGACATAGGGGCTGCGCGGCGGGGGCACGAGGAGGTGCCTCCGCTGTTGCAGTAGATGCGGACTTGGATTAAACACCACAGCGTATCTATCACCTAGGAAGGGAATATCATGAACGCCACTGTCTCGCGTGGGGTCGAGAACAAGACGGCTCGCAAATTCATCGCCTTCGTCGACGAGTTCAGGAAGCTGAACGCCGAAATGCAGGCCCAACAGATCAGCCTATTCCTGCACATCGTCGCGCAGCCTGAGCTGACCATCAAGGAATACGCTCAGCGCGCCGGCCTCGGTGACGGTGGGCCGATCTCTCGAAACATCGAAGCCCTCAGTGAGCAGCGCAAGCTGTTGGTCAAGGGCAAGGCCGAGTTGGTCCCCGGCCATGGTCTGATCGAGACCTACGAGGACCCTCTGGATCGCCGCTTCAAGCGCGTCAAGCCGACGCAGCGCGGCCTCCGGGTCTACAACACCCTCATCCAACTCCTAGGGAGCTGACAATGGCAGTTCGTAATCGCGGCACATCCTTCATGGCCGACTTCATGATCGCAGGCACCCGCTACCGCGAGACCTTCGACACCGAGCCCGAGGCCGAAGCCTGGGAGTTGGAGACGCGGGCCGCACTGGTCCGTGGGTCTCCGCTGCCGGCTGCCAAGACGGGGCGCAGTGAGAGCGGCGCATCGCTGGCAACCCTCGGTCCCCTCTTCGACTACACCAAAGAGCAGCATTGGGAGAACAACCCCAAGATCAAGGCTCCCGACACGGCGGTCGCCTCGGGCCGGGAATGCGTCGAGTTCTTCGGTCGCAACAAGCTGGTCATCGAGATCGACACCGACGAGATGCGCCGGTTCGCTCGGGCTATCGTCGCCTCGGGCCGCACCTACGCCACGGCTGATCGCAAGCTGGCCGCGCTGTCCAAGATGCTCCGCTTCGCCCACGAGAAGGGTGTGATCCCCAGGACGCCTAAGGTGCCCATGTCGGGAGAGACCAACGAACGCCTCCGGTTCCTCACGAGGGAAGAGGCGCAGACGATCCTGAAGCTGTGGCGCGACTGGCACCAGCCTGAGATACACGCCTTCACGGTCTTCGCCCTCCACACCGGGGCGCGGCTCAGCGCCATCCTCGATCTGAAGTGGAACGTGTTCGGCCCCGGCTTCAACACCGTCCTCTTCTGGGGCGGCGACAAGAAGTCCCCGGCGCGCACCCTGCCGCTGTCGAAGGCTGCCAAGGAAGCGGTCCTCACGATGAAGACCCTGAACCCCGACAGCAAGGGACCGTTCAGCCACTTCAAGAGCGAGACCACCGGCAAGGCGCGGCACCTCCGCACCATGTGGGACAAGATGCAACAGGTCACCGGCTTCGACGACGTCGTGGTCCACACCCTGCGGCATACCTGTGCGAGCTGGATGGTCCAGAACGGTGTCGACCTGAAGCGCGTCCAGACGTGGCTCGGGCACAAGCGCATCGAGACGACCCTGATCTACGCCAAGCTCGGGACCGGCGATCTGGACATGTGCGCTGACATCCTCGGCGGCATGTTGGAGACCGCCAAGCCGGCCCTCAAGGTTGTCGGCGGGGAAGACGTTGACGTGTGACAAACCGTGTGACAAACGGTGACAAAGTGACAATTCCTGCGGGCATGGTGGAATTGGTAGACACGCTTGGTTTAGGTCCAAGTGCTTGAAAAGCTTGGGGGTTCGAGTCCCTCTGCCCGCACCACCCGCTCCGGTGGAACAGATTTAGGTTGTGATCCACCCTATCTCCCCCACCGGAGCTACTCCCCCAAAACCACCTAAACCCCTATGATCCCTAAGGATTTCCGGGTTTCACCAATATCTCCCTTCGCGGAGGTAGATGCGGTGACAATGTGGTCGTGTGACAAAAATTTGTGACAAAGTGACAAACAGGAGAACAGCCCGTGAACAAGAGTGATCTGTGGCCCCGGTGCGTCCAATCGGAAGGTGTGGTTTGGATGGCGATCATCGACATCTCGAAACATCTCCGCTCACCAGACGGTGGGTTGAAACCCGGCACAGCAAAATGGCTTCGTGACAATCTCCCCGCAGCGAGCGTTGAGGTTCACCACTTCCCCAAGGTCGACGCCCGCCGCGCCGGGTCACTCCTAGCTGTGCGCGCCTCCGCAGCCGACATGGTTGGTCTCTACGCTGCCCACCTGAGGAGTGGCAAAGACTTCAGGGTGCGCTGGTCAGAGCTTCCTGACGCTCCCGACTTCGACTACTCCGCACGTCTTGAAATGTGGTGGCGCAGGGGGTGGATCACCACCTCCGAAGCCAAGGCCAAGGGCGGTGTCGGAATGCCGATGCGAGCCAGGATGAACTACGTCCAGTCAACCTACAAAGAGATCACTGGGGAATACCCGACCTGTAGCTGGCCAGAGGCTGAGGAGTTCGTCGCAAAGTGGCGTGAGGAGCGCGACCGAGCGTGGAAAGCAGAGATGAAGGCGAAATACCCGGACCTCGGGATGGCTGCCTGATGGCTGAGAACCGAGACGGCATCCACGTCTTCGCGGCAGCAGCCGGCTGGAGCTACGCCGACACCAAGCACGTCTTCTTCGAGATCATGTGCAACTCGCCCAGGGCGGGGAACGCTGCACGTAGTCTCGCCCAAGCGATAAGGAATGAGCATGACGCATCACGACCACCTACTCCAGCGGCAGATCGAGCTGGAGATCGAGATGTCTGGCCTCGGGCGGGATCGATATCTCTCTCGGGTCCGCAAGAACGTCGACAAGGAGCGCGGCTACGAGACTGACACCGGGCGGTGCATTCTTGAGAGCGTCATCGAGCCGGTCTCGGGCGGCATCAAGGCCTATGTCGACGACATCATGGCCGGCAACCCCAGGACCCGCGCGGTGGCCTTCAGGCTGATCAAGGACATGGACCCTCGGGTCGTCGCCTACCTGTCCTGCAGGGCCATCCTTGGTCGCATGATGAAGCCCCGCGCCCCGGTGCTGCTGACGCTCGCAGTGACGGTCGCCCGCGCCGTGGAGCTGGAAGCCCGGTTCACCGAGTTCCGCAACCAGAACAAGGACAAGTTCGACTACGAGTTGCGCAAGCTGTCCGATGCCGGCGCAACCGAGCAGCACAAGGCCACGGTCCTGACCTTCGCGATGGGCAAGAACGACATCGCATGGGATCGGTGGAGCCGCACCGACATGATCCACCTCGGGATCAAGCTGGTCGAGGTCTTCTGCGAGTACACCGGGCTGGCCATGATCCAGCAGGCGCATGAGGGTGGCGACAAGAACGCCCCGAAGGACCAATACCTCGTCCACCTGACCGAGCGCGCCATGGCGTGGATCGACCAGTCCGTCAGGGGCGGCGAGCATCTGTTCCCTGACTACCTCCCGACGCTGATCCCGCCGAAGGAATGGTCAGGGCTGAGCGGCGGCGGCTACTACAGCGCACTCGACAGACCTCTTCAGCTCGTCCGCAGGGCCAACAAGAAGCAGTTCGAGCTGCTGAAGCAGAACCTTGCCAGGGCTCAGCACAGGTCGGTCCTCCTGCGCGGCCTCAACGCCATCCAGGCGACCCCGTGGCAGATCAACCGGCCCATCCTCGACGTGATGACCGAGTTGTCCAGGGCGAACGAAGGCATCGCCGGCCTCGTGCCCGGTGACAAGCCCATGCCTGTCCGTCCCCACGACATCGACACCAACGAGGTGGCCCTGCGTGAATGGAAGTGGGCAGCCCGAGACGTCTACACCGAGAACCTCCAGCTCCGTCAGGACCGGCTCCATCAGGGGACCATGCTGGGCCTCGCTGAGCGGTTCAAGGACGAGCGGGCCATCTACTTCCCCCACAACCTCGACTTCCGTGGTCGAGCCTATCCGGTCCCTCTGGTCCTGCACCCGCAGGGCAGTGATCCGGTCAAGGCGCTGCTGCGGTTCGCTGAGGGGAAGCCTCTCGGGGTGGACGGTGCGCGCTGGCTTATGATCCACGGTGCGAACACGTTCGGCGTCGACAAGGTGTCGTTCGACGAGCGCGTCAAATGGGTCGAGGATAACTGGCGACAGATCATCCGCTGCGCCAGCGACCCTATTGGCAATCTCTGGTGGACAGAGGCTGACAAGCCCTGGTGCTTCCTCGCGTTCTGCTTCGAGTACCGGGACTGGGTCGACGGTGGCTACGGCGCTGACTTCATCTCGCACATCCCCATCGCCCTCGACGGCTCCTGCAACGGGCTGCAGCACTTCTCGGCCATGCTCCTCGACAGCGTCGGCGGGCGGGCGGTGAACCTAATCCCGGCAGCCAAGCCGCAGGACATCTATCAGGTGGTCGCTGACCGCGTCATGGAACAACTGCGTCTAATTGCCTCCGGTAAGGGAACTGATCCTGAACGGGAGCGATGGGCATACGAATGGCTCACCATGGGGATCGACCGAAAGATCACCAAGCGGCCAGTCATGGTGCTGCCCTACGGCGGGACGCCACGGTCATGCCTGAAGTATGTCGACGAGGCTGTGAAGGCCAAGATCGCCAGCGGCTACAAGCACAACCTGGGCGACGATCTGAAGAAGGCCATCGGGTTCCTGTCCAGCCTAGTGTGGGACAGCATCGGTGACGTGGTCATCGCGGCAAGGGAAGCCATGGGGTGGCTGCAGAAGACGGCCAGGACGATGGGCAAGGAGAACCTTCCGGTCCACTGGACGACGCCATGCGGCTTCGTGGCCTACCAGAGATACGTCGACTTCTCCAGCCGGCAGATCAAGACGCGCATCTCGGGAACCTTGGTGCAGCCTCGCATCTATGAAGAGACGGACAAGATCAACGCCGGCAAGCAGGCCACGTCGATCAGCCCGAACTTCGTTCACTCCATGGACGCTGCTGCGCTGTTCCTGACGGTCGACGAACTGGCCGAGCAGGGCATCACCAGCTTTGCAATGATCCACGACAGCTACGGCACCCACGCCTGCAACACCAGCCTGCTGGCTGCCACCCTTCGGTCGGTCTTCGTCCGAATGTACCAAGGCGACCCTCTCACCGCTCTACGTGACGAGATCGTCCAGACTAATCCCGGCATCGAGCTGGAACCCCTGCCCTCCAAAGGAGACCTCGACCTCAACCAAGTCCTCAAGTCCGACTTCTTCTTTGCCTGAACGCCTCCGCTAAGGGATTTATTCCTGAAGCGGAGACTAAGGCTTCCACTAGCCCTACGAAACATTCATCGAAGGATTTCACATGAAGCAGAACATCACGATCCGCATGGGTGCTGCCCATCAGGACATCACTGTGGGCAACGTCAGCATCGACCTCGCTGCCGCCTCCAAGACCGATCGATACGAGGTTCGCAAGAGCCTGATCGAGGGCCTGAAGGAGAACGGCTACTTCGGCAAGAAGGAACAGCGCAAGGCCACCTTCCGCAACCGGAGGGCTGCAGCTTGACGGCTTTGTTCCTCCACGATTGGTCCGAAGGTGGCGGCAACTACAAGGGCTCCGGTCTCACCGGCCTGAAGGCTGACTTCCAGATCGACGATGCTGCCCTTGAGGGCGTCGAGGTGCTGGTCGCCTCCTACACCTACGAGGACTACAGCGGCTCGGCCTACGTGCTGTTCGAGAAGAACGGTCACCTGTTCGAGGTCCACGGGAGCCACTGCTCCTGCTACGGCCTGGAAGACCAGTGGGAGCCCGAAGCGGTCACCCGCGAAGCCATCCTGCGCCGCCTCAAGGGTTCTTGGGGTGAAGAGGGCCGCATCAAGGATCACATCCGCGAGGCCCTCGCATGAGCAAAGGTCACGACTTCGCTGTCGCCCTGATCATTGCCCTGCTGGTCAACCTCTTGGCCATCGACGCGGGCGTCATCGTAGCCATCTGGTGGTTCTTCTCATGACCATCGGCCTCTGGCTCCTGGCTGCCCAGGTCATCCTCTGCATCCTGTCTCTGTGGCTCGCATGAGCATCGAGTGGGCCGCCGCGATCATCTTCCTCGCTCTCTTCCTCTTCTTCATCTCCGCAAACTGGAAAGACCCTGATGCCCAAGCTTAACCGGGACGTGTTGAACACGGCCACACCCCGCGACGTCGCCATGGCGTCCATGACTGTCCTCGACCGACTGCAGGACTTCCGCCCCGAGATACAGATCATGGGCGCAGCCACAGTCTTCCTCACCCTCGCAGACCACCTCGGCATTCCTGCTCAGGAAGCCTTCACGGTCACCAAGAACCTGATCAACGGGGACGACGGCAAGCGCGCCGAGTTCCGTGGCATCGACGCATACATGAAAGGCGAACTGAAATGAGCAAGCTCAAAGCTGGCGACACCGTCCGTTGCATCAAGTCCGGCCCTGGCCGCACCCTCTACAACGACTACACGGTCATTGAAGTGACCTCCAACGGTCAGTTCTTCCGCCGCCTGAATGACAGTGGTCGCCTCGTGACCAGCCGCCTCGAAGGGAACTTCGTGGTCAACTCGAAGCAGTCCGAGACCAAGGCTACCCCCTTCGGTCAGGTCCGCTCGGTCACCGTCAACAAGTCGGACATCCACGATGTGCTGACCCAGTACGTCCGCTTCGGCCTCGGCATCAACGCCACGGTCGAGAAGATCATCGACAAGTTCCCCGAGGCTGTCGAGCTGGTCCTGAAGCACGAGGTCACAGCGTGAACTACCTGACCCTCGCCAAGTTCCACTGGAAGCGCGGTCAGCCGCTGCCGGTCGACCTCTACCTCAAGCTGACCGCCCAGGGCTTCGACGTTGAAGCACTCGAACGCAAATACTCCGTCTAAACATCTCCGCAAAAGGACCTAATACGCATATGGCATCTGACAAGAAGAAATCTGCTCCCTCTTTCACCACCCCCCGCGTCGTCTTCGTCTACCCGAAGGTGACCGAGCCCGACTACGGCAACAAGGACTTCCCGAAGCCGGATGGCGAGTACAGCGTCAAGGGCAAGATGTCCCTGGCTGCGCTGGAAGAGTTCGCCTCCCGCAAGAACAAGGACGGCGTCACCCTCAACGACCTCTACGAGGAAGCCCGCCGCAATGCCGAGAAGGCGTTCTCCGAGCTGGCCGTCAAGACCCGCAAGGAGTTCGAGAAGAAGGGCGTCACCGGCCCGGTCATGAACTCGCTGTTCGAGACCCTCTACGACAAGGACACCGAGGAAGAGACCGGCGAGGTCTGCCTCAAGTTCACGAAGAAGGCCTCGGGCACGTTCAAGAAGGGTCCGCGCGAAGGCAAGAAGTGGGCATCGTCGCCCGACATCTACGACGCTCGCGGCAAGAAGATGGTCGGCAAGCTCCCCAACATCTGGGGCGGTTCCGAGGGCAAGATTTCGTTCACGGTCGGCTCCGACAAGGACGGCAACATCGGCTACTTCATCCCCGGCACCGCTGCCGCTGGCATCAAGCTGCAGTTGAATGGTGTTCAGGTCATCGAGCTGGTCTCGAACGGCTCCCGCTCCGCTGACAGCCACGGCTTCGGTGAAGAGGAGGGCTACGGCTACGACCCGAGCGAGTTCGCTGACGAGGAAACCGGCGAGGACAAGTCCGACGCTGGCTCGAACGAAGGCGGCAAGTCGGCAGGCGAAGAAGACTTCTAAGCCTTGGCACGACGCACGTTCCCTAAGCGGACCTCGACGCGGCAGATCGCTGTCGCCAAGGGGTTCCGCTCGGGGCTCGAAGATAAGGTGGCAGGGGAATTGGACCTCGCGTCCGTCCCCTACACCTACGAGAGCTTCAAGATCACCTACGAGGTGCCTGCCCGACTGGCGAAGTACACACCGGACTTCCGCCTGCTCGGCAACGGCATCATCGTGGAGACCAAGGGGCAGTTCGTTACGGCGGATCGTCAGAAGCACCGGCTGATCAAAGAGCAGAACCCGAACCTCGACATCCGGTTCGTCTTCAGCCGCTCAGGCACCCGCATCTCCAAACAGTCCCAGACCACCTACGCCATGTGGTGCGAAACCCAAGGCTTCCTCTACGCGGACAAGTCAATCCCCCAAACATGGATCGACGAGCCACCGACTGCCGGTCGCGTGGAGGCACTGAACGCAATCCTCAACTCTCAATCGAAGGTCAAGAAATGAGCATCCTCTCCACCGTCATCAACTTCATCAAGCGCACCCCCTCGACCGCCAAGGCCGTCGCCGGCTTCAACAAGGCCATCACCGAGCTGGAAGCCGTGATCGAGCATCACAACTTCAAGGCCGACGTGATCGACGCCGAGATCGCCATCAAGGTCGCCGCCCAGGCTGCCGCGAAGGAAGCTGCCGCCGAGGCCGACAAGATCGCCAAGCGCATCCGCAAGCTGGTCGCCTGATTGAACGTCCAAGACATCGTGCGGCAGGCTGAGGAAGAGCTTGCCGCCGAACGTCACCGGAACCGGGTGGAGGCAGCCAAAGCTAACATCCTACGCCAAGAGGCAATGCCTTGGTGGCAGCGCCTGATCCCCTTCACGATCAAGATCGAACGGAGAACTGTGAATGTTTGACATCAATGCAGTCGAGGCGGAAGCCCGCAAGGAACTGGCAGACGAGAAGGCCAAAGCTGCCAAGGGCAAGATCAAGACCTCGCTGGTCAAGATCGAGCAGGCCCGCACCATCCTTCGTAATCTGGAGGAAGAGCATCAGGTCCTTCTGAGGGACATCGGCGCTTGATGCGTCACGACCCCATGCTGTCCCGTCCGGTGGAGCTTCACTGGGCGGGATGGCGCTCGGACACCTACACCTTGCAGCAGCACGGTTGGCAGATCAGCGCCCAGCAGGACGTCATGCGGATGCAGATGTCTATGGCACTGCGCAATGAACGCGCCGGCATGTCTGGCATCACCGCACCAATGAACTGGGAGTACGAGCAATACGCGAGGGACTATGGACACCGTGGAATGCCCGCTCTGCCGGTCCATCTGATGGGTCGCCGGATCGAGGTCATGCATACGATGGGCAATCATTGGGACAACTTCCGCCCCGTGGACGCCCAGCCCCAGTTCATGCCGAACCGGGAAATCAGGAGCATGGAGGACCTCGTCCACTTTGCCCCGGCGCATACCAGAACGCAGCAATTGATCGTCCCTGAGGACACTGTCGACGACCTGATGCAGCGTATCCTCAAGATGCAGTCCGGTCCTCGGATCGAGCGCATCCGCGAGGAAATCCGCGAGGGCGAGCATGTCTCGTTCCAGCAGCGCCAGAAGTTCCACGCACAGATCGTCAGCATCGCCGCGTGAAGGCTATCCTCAGGGGTATCATCGGAACCTGGGCGCTGATCTTAGCCATCGTCGCCTTCGTCGCTCTAGGCAACTACAGCGGCCTCGCAGCCTTCGCCGTCGGGATCACCCTCGTTGGTGCCGCCGTAGGTATGGCAACCGAATGACCGACGTCGAGACCTACCGGCAGGAGGCAACCCGCGCCTTCCTCGAACGGTGGGAACGGATGAGCCCTCAAGAGCGGGCCGCATACATCCGTCTCACCTCCCAACTCCAACAGTTCCAGAACAACCCACCGCAAGGATGAATGCACGAAACCGACAGTGAGTTTCTGCGCAAGGAGTCATGCCCCAACTGTGGCTCCCGCGACAATCTCGCCCGGTACACGGACGGCCATGCCTACTGCTTTGGCTGCCGCCATTACGAACCCGGAGACAGCATGACAGAACAGACCGAGGCTGCAGAGCCACGGACAAACGACTTCGTTCCTCTCGGGGAGCCCGCCGATTGGGCAAGCCGAGGCATCAATCTCGAAAGCGCGCAGAAGTGGGGCTTCACCCGTTCGACCCTGAATGGTGATCCCGTCCGCTTGTTCAACTACCGAAACAGCGCGCAGCAACTGGTCTGGCAGAAGATCAGGTTCGCCGGCAAGGACTTCCGGTCCAAGGGCCACAAGGACGATATGTGCCTCTACGGCCAGTGGCTGTGGCGGGACGGCGGCAAGCGTGTCGTCATCGTCGAAGGCGAGCTGGACGCGATCTCGCTCAGCCAGATGCAGGGTCACAAGTGGCCTGTCGTCTCGATCCCCAACGGTTGTGACGGCGCGGCCAAGGCTCTCCGCAAGAACCTCCAATGGCTGGAGCAGTTCGAGGAGATCGTCCTCATGTTCGACGGTGACGATCCCGGCCAGAAGGCAGTCGACGAATGCAAGCTGATCCCGTTCACACCGGGCAAGCTGAAGATCGCCTCGCTGCCTCTCAAGGACGCCAACGAGATGCTCATGGCGGGCCGCATCAAGGAGACCATCGACGCCATCTGGGGTGCCAAGGTCTACCGCCCTGACGGTCTCGTCGGGGTGTCGGACATCATGAGCGAGCTGCTCAAGCCGGTCACCTTCGGGCTGCCCTGGTGCTTCGAGGAGCTGACCAAGCTCACCTACGGTCGGCGCGACGGCGAGGTCTATGGCTTCGGCGCAGGCACCGGCATCGGCAAGACGGACTTCCTGATGCAACAGATCGCGTTCGACGTGGTCGAGCTGAAGCAGACGGTCGGGGCAATCTTCCTCGAACAGAAGCCCGTCGAGACCGCCAAGCGCGTGGCCGGCAAGATCGCTGGCAGGATGTTCCACGTTCCCGATGGGGGCTGGACAGCCGACGAGCTGACGCGGGCAGCCCAGGAGTTGGACGGGAAGGTCTTCTTCTACGACAACTTCGGGCAGACCGATTGGGAGCTGGTCAAGGGGCATATCCGCTACATGGTGGTGAGCCTCGGCATCAAGCTGATCTACCTCGACCACCTGACGGCCCTCGGTGAAGACGCCGAAGAGCTGGGCCTGATCATGAAGGAAATGGCCGGCCTCGCAAACGAGCTGGGCTGCATCATCCACTTCGTCAGCCACCTCGCGACACCCGATGGGAAACCTCACGAGGAAGGCGGGCGCGTCATGATCCGTCACTTCAGGGGCTCCAGAGCAATCGGCTTCTGGTCCTTCTTCATGTTCGGCATGGAGCGCGACCAGCAGAACGAAGACCCCATCATCGCCACGACGACGATCTTCCGCATCCTCAAGGATCGGTACACGGGTCGCTCGACCGGCAAGACCATCAATCTCGGGTTCCATTCGGAGACCGGACGCCTGTTCGTCCGCGACGATGACCCGTTCAAGGACAAGGACGCTGAAACGCATGGCTTCTCGAACGAAGCATCAGACGACGAAACGCCGTTCTAACCTCGGCTTCTGGGTGGCCTTCGGGTTCATCCTATGGGCCGCATTGCTTCCAGCCCCAGCGCCGGCAGCAGAGAAAGCACCAGCCCGCCAGCCCGGTAACGAATGCCGGGTCGACGTGAACCCGATGGGCACCAAGGAGGTGTTCCTGCTGCCCTGCTCCAAGGTCGAACCAACCGCCTACCCGATGGTGTGGTTCTGGGAGGGCCAGGAAGTCTGACCTTCGACCACACCAACGAGAACATCCCCTCAGCGCTGATCGTTCGGCGCGAGGGTTCCCGCCTAATCCTCCAAGGCAGAACTGCCACCATCGTCCTGTTCGCGGAAGCGTGGAGGGACGTGGTCGGAGCAATTCAAGAGGTAATGAATGGAATACCAGATCATCCACAACCTGACGCAGCTCCTCCTCGCTGAGAAGGAAGAGAAGCGCCAGCTCTACAACCGCTTCAAACAGCTCGAACGACACAAGGACGACCTCGCCGGCATGGTCATGATGGCCCAGGCCGACAAGCAGCGCGTCAAGGTGTTGGAAGGGGAGAACGCCAGCCTCGACAACATGGTTGCCAAGCTCCTCGACGAGAACATGGCGTTCAAGACCGACAACGGCATCTTGATGAGGGCCAATGCCGAGCTGGGTGCCATGCTGACCCCGGTCCACCCAACCAACTGATGGATCAAACCACCCTCGTCTTCGACATCGAGACGAACGGACTGATCCCAGAGATGACCACGATCCATTCGCTGGTCATCAAGAACACCGACACCGGCCAAGTCTGGTCCTGCTGCAAGGAATACGTCGGGGACACCGGCAACTCCATCGCCTTCGGGCTGGGGCTCCTGCAGGACGCAGACGTCATCGTCGGCCACAACATCCAAGACTTCGACATCCCGGCCATCCAGAAGCTCTACCCGACCTTCAAGCCGAAGGGCGTGGTCAGAGACACCATCATCATGTCCCGCCTCATGTACGCGGACATGAAGGACGCCGACTTCCGGCAAGAGAAGCGCCTCGGCATGGGGCGTTGGATCAAGAAACACCTGTTCGCTCGGCACTCGCTGGAAAGCTGGGGCCAGCGCATGGGCATCTGGAAGGGTGACTACGGCGAGATCAAGAAGGCCGAGGCAAAGGCCAAGGGTCTCACCGGGCAGGAAGCTGTCGACTATGTCTGGGGCCACTGGTCCAAGGACATGCAGGACTACTGCGAGCAGGACGTCGAGGTCACCGACAGGCTCTGGCAGAAGCTGATCAAGAAGGGGTTCTCGGAAGAGAGCATCCAGCTTGAACATGACGTGCGCCGCATCGTGGCCCGTCAGGAGGCCTATGGGTTCGCCCTCGATCTCCGCAAGGTGCAGGACCTTCACGGCACCCTGGCTCAGCGCAAGGCCGACCTTGAGAAGGCACTGCAAGCCGAGTTCAAGCCTTGGTTCCGCAACCTCGGCCCGAAGACGCCAACCATCGACCGATCCGTCCAACAGAAGCATCTCAAGCCGGTTGGCTATGAGACGAACAAGAAGGGCGAGTTCAAGCTCGACAAGGAAGGCAACCGCAAGCCGATCTATCCGAAGATCCACTATTCGACGGATGCGCCCTACACCGATGTCAAGCTGGTCCCGTTCAATCCGGGTTCGCGGCAGGACGTCGCTGACCGTATGCGCAAGCTGTTCGGCTGGAGGCCCACGGAGTTCACCTCCGATGGTCACCCGAAGGTCGACGACGAGACGCTCAAGGGTCTCACCTATCCATCCGCAAAGGTCCTCTGCGAGTACTTCGTCGTTCAGAAGCGCATCGGGCAAGTCGCGGAAGGCAAAGAGGCCTGGCTGCGGCATGTGGTCAACGGTCGGGTTCACGGCAAGGTAGCCACCAACGGCGCGGTCACGGGTCGCATGACCCACTCCAAGCCGAACATGGCCCAGGTCCCCGGCATCTACGACAAGAAGACCGGCGAGAAGTTGCCATACGGCTTCGAGTGTCGGGAATGCTGGACGGTTGGCAAAGGCAAGAAGCTCGTTGGCTGTGACGCGGATGCGTTGGAGCTGCGTGATCTGGCCGGCTACATGGCTGCCTACGACGGCGGCGCGTACATCAAGACCGTCCTCGAAGGCAACAAGGCCAACGGCACCGACATGCACACCATCAACGCGAAAGCGCTGGGGTGCAGCAGAGACGTCGCCAAGGTCTGGTTCTACGCCTTCATCTACGGATCGGGCGACGAGAACCTGGGCAACATCCTCGGGATCACCTCGTCCAAGGCCAAGGCTATCGCAGCCGGCAAGCTGTCACGTCAGAAGTTCCTCGCGGCGCTTCCGGCTCTCGGCAAGCTGTCGGAGGCAGTCCAGCGCAAGGCCAAGACCCAAGGCTGGATCAAAGGGCTCGACGGTCGCATCCTCATGGTGCGCTCGGCACACGCTTCACTGAACACGCTCCTGCAGTCCGCTGGTGCCATCCAGATGAAGCGCGCTCTGGTGATCCTCGACAACAACCTTCAGGCGCTCGGGCTGGTCCCAGGCGTCCATTACGAGTTCGTCGTGAATGTCCATGACGAGTGGCAGATCGAGGTCGATGAAGACAAAGCAGAGCTGGTGGGGAAGGAAGCGCAAGACGCGATCCGACTTGCTGGCGAGTACTACAAGTTCCGCTGCCCACTCGCCGGTAATTCCGTCGTGGGAGCGAACTGGGCCGAGACACACTAAGGCCCCTCAGAACGCACCGGGTTTCGTCTACATCATGGCGAACCCGGCGTGGCCTGGGCGAAGCAAGGCAGGCTTCGCGAAGGACCTTAA